GTCATAGCGCGGATTGACGCAATCGAGGTTGTTGACCGCGAATGGCTGCGATCCGTTTGGTCCGACGAACTTAGGGAAGCGAAGGGGCCGAAGCGCCGCCGGCTGCTCATGCGGCTTGCCACTCCAGCGTGGGCAAACCCGGCTGCGATGTTTGAGTTGTACGCGATGCGGGACGAACTGACCGCCGCGACCGGAATTCCTCACCATGTTGACCATATCGTTCCGATCCAGCATCCGCTGGTCTGCGGCCTCAATTGCGAGGCGAACCTACGCGTTATCACAGCAACAGCAAATCTGAGCAAACGAAATCATTTCGTTGTCGGAGGGCGCGTTGACGGATAGTGATTTGCACGTCCTGTACACGGAATGGGCGGCATGGTGCCGGTCAAAGCGGCTATACGCGCCGAGTCCGAATCCGCAATCTGTGATCGGGTGCCTGGTCAAGCCGCCGTCAGAGCGAACAGGCGACGGCAAGCTCGATCCGCAGATTTCCGCGCTGCACTTGGCGATTCTCGGCGCAGACGAGGAAAACCGCGGGATAGTCACCTGCTACTACTTGCGGGGCCAAATTGTGTCCAAGTACAGACGAGGCGGGCTGCCGGTCAAAACGATTGCGCACCTGATGGGGGTGTCTCGCAAGACGTTCTATGTCCGTTTGTCCGAAGCGCGGAAGGCTATTTTCGGGAGGATTAGGTCAGATGAGTTGGCCGTCGCCGAGTGACTTCAAGCCGCTGAGCGCGCCCGAGCAAAGCAAACTCCGCAAGAAAAAGCGGGCCGAGGAATGGAAGTCTGAGATTCGCAAATTGCGGTCAGAGCGGTATCAAGAGAGCCAGGAGCGGATCAAGGCGCACTCCACCTATAGGCCGGCGAATTGCGCGGGATGGGTCAAGCTAGGGTTGAGGCGCAACAATCGTTCGGCGGTCTTTTGGTTCGCAAAGCTGCCGTGGGTTGATAGAAAGGAATTGGCGGCGATCTACAAAGACTGCGCTAGGGTTTCAGTGGAAACAGGGATTCCTCACCATGTAGATCACATTGTCCCGATCCTGCATCCAGACGTTTGCGGGTTGCATGTGCCGTGGAATCTGAGGATCGTTCCCGCCGTGGAAAATATGAACAAGTCGAATGAATTCAATCCAAACGGGGGTGACAATTTAGCGTTTGCGCCCGGTAACGATTTTTGAAAAAATCGTAGGTGAATCTATACGCTGAATGATTGTCGGCGGAATGGGTTCAAAGTCCCTCCTTGTCGGGTGTAACTTCGGCTCGCTTCGTGCGGGCCGTTTTCTTTTGGCGTGACCGCGCCGCAATCATGCTTGGTAGACCAACCATCTTTAGCCAGGAACTAGCCGACGAGATTTGCGAACGGCTCGCGGACGGGGAGAGTTTGAAGGCGATTTGTGCCGCGCCAGAGATGCCGAATCGTTCGACTGTGTTCCGTTGGCTGGCGTCAAACAAGGATTTTTGCGACACATACGCGAGGGCGAGAGAAGCGCAGGCTGACGTGCTTGCCGATGAAATCCTCGTCATTGCGGACGATGGCAGCAACGATACGTACGAGACGGACGACGGGCCTCGGGTCAATCAGGACGTGATTGCCCGCTCTCGGCTTCGGGTGGATGCGCGCAAGTGGATTGCCGCCAAGTTGAAGCCGAAGGTGTACGCGGAGCGCAATACGACGGCAGTAGAGGGGCCGAACGGCGGGCCGGTGCAGTTGTCCATGACGGTCGAATTCATCAGTGCTAAAGGCGCAGTTTCCTGAGAAGCTCGCCTTCCTGTTTCAGCCGGCGCGGTTCAAGGTTGCCTATGGTGGCCGAGGTTCCGCGAAATCCTGGGGCTTCGCTCGGGCGCTGCTGATACAGGCGGCGCAGAGGCCGCTGCGGGTGCTGTGTACCCGCGAGATTCAGAACAGCATTGCCGACTCGGTGCACAAGCTGCTGGCCGACCAGATCGCCGGCATGGGGCTTGAGTCGATATTCACTGTGCAGCAAACGGCCATTTACGGGCCGAACGGGTCGGAGTTCATCTTCGCCGGCCTGCGCACTCAGGACATCAACAAGATCAAGTCGTTTGAAGGCGTTGATGTTGTCTGGGTCGAGGAAGGGCAGGCGGTCAGCAAGAAGTCTTGGGACGTACTGCTGCCGACGATCAGGAAGCCTGGCTCAGAGGTTTGGGTGTCGTTCAACCCGAACTTAGAGACTGACGCGACGTACCAGAGGTTTGTAGCGATGCCGCCGGACGGCGCGGTGGTCGTGCAGATGAACTGGCGGGACAACCCGTGGTTTCCTGCCGAGCTCGAAGCCGAGCGACAGGACACGCTCAGGCGCGATCCGGACAGCTACGAAAACATCTGGGAAGGCGTGCCGCGCCGGTCGGTAGAGGGTGCCATTTACGCGAAAGAGATCGACAAGGCATACGCCGACGGCAGGGTGCGGCCGGTTCCATACGATCCGAAGCTCAAGGTTCACACGGTTTGGGACTTGGGCTGGAACGACAGCATGAGCATTTTGCTTGTGCAGAAGTCCGTGAGCGAAATCCGGGTGATCGACTTCATCGAGGATTCGCACCGGACATTGGACCAGTACGCGGCCGAAATCAAGAATCGGCTGCTGAATTTCGGCACGCACTACCTGCCGCACGACGGCGACGCTAAGGACTTCAAGACCGGCAAGACGGCGCGGGAGATTCTCTCGACGCAGTTGGGGTCGGTGCAGATCGTGCCGAACATCGGTGTCGAGCAGGGCATCAGGGCAGCGCGGATGCTGTTCGGCCAGGTCTATTTCGATGAGGGAAAGACCAAGCCGTTGCTTGAGCACTTGAAGCGGTATCGCCGGAACATTCCGACGACCACTGACGAGCCGACGGCTCCTGTGCATGACGAGCATTCGCATTCGGCGGATGCGTTCCGGTATCTCGCGGTGATTGCCGACCAGTTGCGAAACGAGCAATGGGGGCAATTGAAGTACGACTATCGAGGAATTGTCTAAATGGCGCGTATGACGAATGACGAACTTCTGGCGCTGATCGAAGCGCGGGAAGCGGAGTCATACGGCTATGGCGACGGCGAGCTATCGCAAAAGCGCGCGCTGGCGCTGGATCGCTTTCTTGGCCTGCCGTATGGAGATGAGCGGGAAGGGCGTTCGCAGGTTGTCGCCACTGACCTGCGGGACACGGTGCTGTGGGCGATGCCGCAGCTTATGCGGGTCTTTCTTGGCGGCGATCAGTTGGTCAAGTTCGACCCGCGCGGGCCGGAAGATGAGGAACAGGCGCGGCTTGAAACCGAGTTCGTTAATTGGCTCGCGCTGGAGCGTAACGATAGCTTTCAGCACTTCTATACGTTCGTCCAAGATGCGCTGCTGCTCGGCACCGGGTATTGCAAAGTCTGGTGGGATATCAAAGAGGATATCCAGACGGAGGAATACGAAGGAAAGACCGACGACGAACTTGGGATGCTGCTCAATGATCCAGACGTGGAGGTGATCGAGCACAGCCAATATCCCGATCCGGCGAATCCTGGTGGCGTGGTCATGGACCAGATGGGGATGCCGGTTCAAGTGCCGCCGCAGATGCTGCACGACGTGAAGGTCAAGCGGCTCTATCGGCAGGAGCTGGCGCGCTACGCTGCCGTGCCTCCCGAGGAATTGCTTGTCAGCAAGACGACGCGAACGGTTTCGTTGCAGGATTCGGCGTTCGTGGAGCATCGCCGGCTGGTGACGCTCTCGGAGCTTCGGGAGATGGGCTACAAGCTCCGAGACGAGGACTTCGGCTCAGACGAATGGCTCTACACGCAAGAGGAATCGGCGCGCGACCGCTATCAGGAGCAGTGGTCGGAGGAAGTGATCGACGCCGATCCTTCGATGAGGCGGGTTCTCTACCGCGAATGCTACATGCGGGTAGACGTTGATCGCGACGGCGTGGCGGAACTGACGAAGGTCTGCATTGCGAACAAGAAGGTGCTGGACGTAGAGGAGGCGGACTGTGTGCCGTTCGCCGCGTTCTCGCCGTTGATTTTCGGGCACCGGCATCATGGGCTGTCGTTCTACGATCTTCTCGCCGAGATTGGGCAGATCAAGACGGCGCTGATTCGCGGGATGCTCGATAGCCAGTATCTGGCGATTGCGCCTCGCGTGGCGGCCGATATAAACCGGGTGAACGTTGATGATCTGCTGAACAACGCGGCCGGAACGGTGGTTCGCACGAATGGCGACCCCGGTGGCGCTGTGTTGCCGCTGACGGTGCCGGACGTGGGCCAAAACGCAATGGCCGGTATCCAGTACGTAGACCACTGGAAACAGGATGCGACTGGCATCAATCCGTACTTTACGGGCGGCGCGGACCTTGACAGCAACGCACTGAACAAGACCGCCAGCGGCACGGCGCAACTGATTACACAGGCTCAGAGCCGCATCGAAGCGGTTGCGCGGTCGCTCAGTGATGGTGTGCGGGACTTGTTCCTGCTGCTGCACCAGATCACGCTGAAGAACGCCACGCGGGCCGAGAAGGTCAAGCTGTCCAATGAGTGGGTGCCGATTGACCCGAGGGAATGGGTCAGGCGGGCGAATCTGACGGTGCAGATCGCGCTTGGCTCAGGCTCAAAAGAGATGCAGGCGCAGCAGTTGGGCCAGTTGCTTGCGATGCAGACGCAGCTATTGCAGGCGGGATTGGTAAAGCCGGAAAACCTCTACAACACGGCTGCCAGGTTGACGCAGGCGATGGGCTTCCGCAACCCGGAAGAGTTCTGGACCGACCCGACGAAGCAGCCGCCTCAGCCGCAGCCGCCGCATCCTGCGATCCAGGCCGAGCAGATCAAGGCTCAGGCGCAAATGCAGATCAAGGGTGCAGAGATGCAGGCCCAAGCCGCCGACGACCAGCGGCAATTCCAGATCGAGCAGCAGCGGATGCAGGCCGAGATGCAGGCCGAGCAGTGGAAGGCGCGGTTGCAGGCCGAAATCGAGCGCTACAAGGCCGAGCTTGATGCGCAGTTGGAGCGCGAGAAGGCCGAGATGCAGCGGCAGACGCAGTTGCAGATTGCGCGGATGAACGCTTACACGCAGCGGCAGGCGGCGACGAAAGAGCGCCTGGCCGGGGGAATCAGGGTGCGCCGACGTGGATATTAGCCAACCGATGCCCGGCGAGCAGGGCGAGGACGAATTCGATGATGCCGCGCAGACGATTGTTGACGGCATCGCGCAATTGATCCAGTTGCAGCAGCAGCAGCTTCAATTGCTCGCAATGCTGGCGCAGCACATGGCGCTGCCGAAGCGAATTGTGCGGGATCAGAACGGCCGCGCGATGGGCGTCGAGACGGTTTCGTAATGACAGACGAGCCTTTGATCTACACCTCGCGCGGCAATCTTCCTATTGCCAGCCTGCAATACGCGGTGCGTTGGGAAGATGCGGCGGACTATCTCAAGTTAGTCGAGACGTACACGCTAGACGGTGAGGTCGTGCGCGAGTCGGCGCATGTTTACACGAAGCGCGGCCTGCTCGCCGAGCCGGTAGCGGAATCATTCTAGGAGAGTCACCAGCATGAAACAGGCACTTGCGCGGCTCTGCGAGCCGTTGTACCTCGCGCTGACGCGCTATCTCTCGGCATCGGGCCTCATGCTCTTTGCCAACACGCAAGGCGTCTCTGGAGTCGCCAAACAGGCCGCGCTCAGCGCAATCGTGGACGGCAAAACGCTGAAGGCGGCGCTGTACCTGGCGTCGGCGACGACCGGTCCGACGAACACGGCGTACACGGCGACGGGCGAGGTCTCGGGCACGAACTACACGGCTGGCGGCGTCAGCGTGACGAACGGCAACACTGCCGGTCTGACGAGCACGACCGCGTATTGGACGCCGAGCGCGACGATCACGTACACGAACGTGACGCTTTCGACGGCGTTCGATTGCGTGATGATCTATTCGACCACGGACACGAACCGGAACATCGGGACGTTCACGTTTGGTTCGCAGACGGTGACGGCGGGGAATTTCTCGCTGACGATGCCGACGAACGACGCGACCACGGGGCTTGTGCGGTTCGCGTGAGGTTGAGATCCGGCCTCGTTGATGGCCGGGCCGCTACAAAGGTCAGCTGATGGGCTACCGCACAGCCTGGACAAATAGCACCATCACTAGCGGCACGATCAACGTCTCGATCGCGCCAGCGGCCGGCGAGTTCTTGCTCGCGTGGGCCATCACCGACGCGAACGACACGCTCAAGTCGTATTCCGCGGGCTGGACGCCGCTCGCAGAGCTGCACTCGTCGGCCGACAACGCCGACCTCTTCGCTCTATACAGAGTCGCCGACGGGTCCGAGACGACAGTCTCGTTTACGACCAACAGCGGCAACTCGATGATCGCCGGATGCGCGGCATTCAGCAGCATCGACACGACCACGCCGCTCGACGTTGCGCCGGTCTCGTTCGAGAACAGCGCGTCGAGCACGACCAGCGATATCAGCATCACGCCG